TTTATAGATGACATACTGCTTAAAGATGCGGCTACAATCGGTAATGCTTCAGTTGCAGCTGTAATGACTCTTGCATCCACAGGTATCGTCACCTTTGTTGATGATATTATTCTAAAGGATGCCGCAACAATCGGTGTTACAAGTTCAACATCAGCCATATCAATTGCATCTAGTGGTATTGTTACACTTGTAGATGACTTGATTTTAAAAGATGCCGCAACAATCGGTGTAACATCTTCGACTTCAGCAATAACAATTGCAGCAACAGGTATTGTTACTTTGGTTGATGACTTATTACTTAAAGATGCTTGTACTATCGGTACTGCAACCACTGCTGGTGCGATTGCAATTGCCGCAGATGGTACAGTTGATCTTGCCACTGCTGGTGCAACGGTCAATAGTGCAGTAATTAAAACTGCTGGAATTGAAACCATTTGGGTTCCTGCTTCTGCAATGTATCCTTGTACATCAAATGGTTGTGCTGCACTTACTCAGGTAGAAACTACAGCAAACCAACCAGAAATGAAGGTTCTAGATTTTGATAAAGACAGTGATGAATTTGCTCAATTTACGGTGGCTTTCCCTAAGAGCTGGAACGCTGGCACAATTACTTATAGAGCTTTTTGGTTCGGTCTTGCTGCTACAACTGGCGTTGCATGGACATTAGCTGGAAGAAGTGTTGCTGATAATGCAGAATCTGTTGGAGCTTTTGGAACTGCTATTGCGGTTCAAGATGATTCACAGGGAGATGTTACTGAAGTACTAATATCTGCAACAAGTGGTACTGTAACAATTGCCGGTGTAGCAGACGATACTCTGACATTTTTCCAAGTGTCAAGAGATGTAGATGATGGTAATGATGATATGGCTGGAGATGCCAGACTTGCAGGAATTCAAATCTTTTATACTACGAATGCTGCAACAGATGCATAATGGAGATATTAAATGAGTTTTGGTTATAATACGCTTGGATTTGGAGCATTCCCTAATCGTGGCCCCACTTTTCTCAAAATAATAGATGTCCTGACAGATAATAGCCTTACAACCAACCTAAAGGTGTGTTTGGATGCTGCCGACGAAAACTCCTATACCTCTGGTCAGTTATGGTCGGATGTTTCTGGGGAAGATAATCATTTTGAATTTGGTGCATCCGCAAGTGCAGGGTCTGATGACCCCAACTTTAATGGTACAGCAGGAGATCAATCAAGTTTAGAATTCATGTCGTATGATGACGATGACGGCGATGGAGGGGCGCTGGAATTCCATCGAATTGCCTCACAACCTGCTATGGCTGAGACCTTGCATAAAGATGGTGCAGTTTGGTCTGCGTGTTGCTGGGTTTACCCAAAAAACCACTCCGTTATTTTTTCAACTGGTTCAGCGGGTTGGGTGCAAGGAATTAATTACCGTGTCTCAGGTGCTAAACAATCTATTTTTATCGGCAGTGCGCCGACAGGTGGCAACTATGTATTAGCACTCACAGCAGAGACTGCCATGGCATTAGACGAATGGCACTTCTGTGGGATAAGTATTAACGAGCCTGATACCTCTGGTGGGTTTATGTACTTAGACGGTGGTTACGATCAAGTGGGTGCGAGGAATGGCGATGCGATCACCGCGGCAGACACATTTGACCCAACATATAACTCCCCCACAACAAACAACTCAACGAACAGACTAACTGTAGCGAAGGGTAGTGTATCATCAAACCAAGGCCCATCTGATATTGGGACACGATTTGGGGCTGTGGCAATGTGGCAAGGTTCTGTTCTGAGTAAAGCTAATTTCGACACAATATGGGCTGCTTCTAAAGGGAGATATGGGAAGTGACTAAAATGAGTAAAGATGCTTTAAACAATACCGCTCGATAGAAATAATATAGACTCGTAAAGATATAAATATGTAGAAAGGGGAAAATTATGGCAGTACCTTCTACAAAAGCAACTTTAAAAACTTATTGTCTTAGAGCTTTAGGTTCTGGTGTTATAGATATAAATGTTTCTGATGATCAGACTGATGATCGTCTAGATGAAGCCTTACAATATTTTGCACAATATCATTATGATGGTATTGAGAGAATGTATCTCAAACATCAAATCACTTCAGCAGAAATCACTAGAGCAAGAACAGACACTTCAGCTACTGCAACGGATACTTCAGATAGTTCAATTACTGCTGCATGGAAAGAAGGAAATAACTTTATACCTATACCTAGTTCTGTAGTATCTGTATTGCAAGTTTTTCCTTTAACTGACACTGGTGGTGGTGGTAGTCTATTTGATGTTCGTTACCAATTAAGATTAAATGATCTTTACGATTTCTCTTCAACTTCAGTTATGCATTATCAACAAACAATGCAACATTTAGATTTTCTAGAACATATTCTTGTTGGTGAAACACCTATTCGTTATAATCAACATCAAAATCGTCTTTATATTGATATGGATTGGGCTAATGATGTTAATGCTGATGAGTATATTCTTATAGAGTGTTATCGTAAATTAGACCCCACAACTTATACTGACATCTATGATGATATTTATCTTAAACGATATGCAACATCATTGATTAAAAAACAGTGGGGTGCAAATCTTTCTAAATTTAGTGGTGTTGCAATGCTTGGTGGTGTTACAATGAATGGTGAAACCATTTATACACAAGCACTAGAGGAACAACAAAAATTAGAGGAACAAATTCAATTGACATTTGAGTTGCCCGTCAATTATATGATAGGATAATAATATGGCTGTCAATCAATTTTTTCATACTAGTAATGTTGCATCAATAGCAACAGAACAAAGTTTATATAGTGATCTAGTTGCAGAAGCAATTCAAATATATGGCCATGATGTTTTTTACATAGATCGTACTATAGTTGCACAAGATAATATCTTAGGAGAGGATTCTCTTTCTATTTTTAGAGATGCATCAAAAATAGAAATGTATATAGAAAATGGAGATGGTGGATTTGCTGGTGAAAGAGAAATCATGAACCAGTTTGGTTTACAAGATTTAAGTGAAGCAACCTTTGTTGTAAATAAAATTAGATTTCAAGAACTAACAAAACAGATTACAATAGAGTCAGGAACCTCAGCTGATACTGATGGTACAGGTGATGTAGAAGAAGGTGGTTCTATTCTTTTGGAATCAGGAACACTTGCAGAGACAACCACAGACTTAGAGGGAAGTGACTTTTATATTTTGTCAGAAATCACAGCTACAGATTCAGATAGACCATATGAAGGTGATGCAATATATCATCCCATACTTAAAAAAATGTTTCAAGTTAATTTTGTAGATCATGATGAACCATTTTTTCAACTAGACAATAATCCTGTATATAAATTAAGATGTCGTCTATTCGATTATAGTTCTGAGGAACTTGCAACTGGTGTAGATGTTATAGATGCAATCGAAGAAGCAGTAAGTACATCTACTTCTGAATATCAATTTACTTTAGAATCAGATACGGCTACTGCTAATGCTCTACAATTAGAAACTGATATTGGACGTATTATACATGAAAATGATACAGATGAACTTGTAGTATATGAAGATAGTGACATGACAACATCTGCTGGTGTTCTTCTTACAGAAACGGAAGAATTTATTATACAAGAATCCTATATATTAGGAGATATGTCATCTGATAAATCAGCTCAAAATGAGTTTTTTGATTCAGCTGATAATACAATAATTGATTTTAGTGAATCAAATCCATTTGGAGATGTAGGGAGTAGTTCGTAATGATTAAAATGAAAAAGGAATTTATATTATGTTAGGGCAGCAGTTCTACCACGAATCTATAAGGAAAGTCATTGTTGCTTTTGGAACAACATTTAATAATATTCAATTAGTTCGTAAAAATAATGATGGTGTGATAAAACAATCTATGAAGGTTCCACTTGCATATGGCCCTCAACAAAAATGGCTGACTCGATTAAATGAGGATGCTGATTTATCAAAAACGGTTGCAGTAACTTTGCCTCGTATAGGTTTTGAGATACAAAATCTTTCCTATGACCCAGTTAGAAAACTTAATAGAGTACAAAGATTTAAAAAAGTAAAGGGTGCTGATTCAAATAGACTTGATACACAATATATGCCAGTACCTTATAATCTTTCTATACAATTATATGTAATGGCAAAACAATCAGATGATGCGCTACAAATTGTAGAACAGATACTACCATATTTTCAGCCTGACTACACTTTAACAATTAATGACATGACAGATATGGGTATTAAAAGAGATGTTCCTATCATTTTAAATGATATATCTTATGAAGATAATTACCAAGGAGATTTTGAAACTAGAAGAGCTCTTATTTACACACTAGACTTCACTGCAAAATTTTATCTTTATGGGCCTGTTACATCTAGTACGGTTATTAAAACTGTTCAAGTCGATCAATTTACTGATATTAAAGATAACGCACCAAGAAGAGAACAAAGATATACAGTTACACCAAAACCTGCTAATGCAGATGCAGATGATGATTTTGGATTTAATGAGACAACTTCATTTTATGAGGATGCAAAAGTTTTTGATCCAGTAACAGGTACTGATAAGGTACAAGAATAATGCCTGATCCTCTTAAAGAATTGGATGAAACTTTTGGTATATTAAGTGATGTTGAGGCTTTAGAAAAAGAACCTTGGAATTATAAACATAAAACTGAAGAATACACTCCTAGAATAAAAGGCCCTGATGACTATAAAAGAAGCAAGGTTGTTTCTGTAGATAAAAGTCAACACATAGAGAGTGACTATGAGTACCAAAGACAAAACTTCTATAACTTGGTCGAAAAAGGAACTGACGCTATTGAAGGAATTCTTGAGTTGGCTAAAGAGTCTGAACACCCAAGAACTTACGAAGTTGCGGGCAACCTCATCAAACAAGTTGCAGAGGTTACAGAAAAGCTTGGAGATTTACAGGAGAAAATGAAGAAACTTTCAGAGGTTCCTGATACTGCTCCAAAGAGTGTTACTAACGCATTATTTGTAGGGAGTACAGCAGAACTTCAAAAAATGATAAAGGGTAGTTAATCCGTTAGGAAACCCAAACTTATAAATAATAGTATGATTACACATAAACATCATATTATTCCAAAACATATTGGTGGAACAGATGACCCATCAAACCTTATAGAATTAACTATACCAGAACACGCTGAAGCTCATCGTAAGTTATATGAAGAACATGGTAGATGGCAAGATAAAATTGCATGGAAGACTTTAAGTGGTTCTTTAAGTTTCGCAGAAGCAACTAAACAGGCACAGAGTATGGCTAATAGTGGAAAAAAAACTGGAAGAAGATTAGAGGCTACTTTAGAAAATGGTCTAAAAGGAAATGAGGCTTGGACAGGTTCTTACCACACAGAAGAATCTAAAAAAAGAATGTCTAAGTCTAACAAAGAATATTGGTCTAAAATGAAAGATAGACCTTGGCAAAAGAAAACATATATTATAGAGGGAAAAGAATATTTGGGATTAG